GTCCTTGGTTAAAGGCTCTCAGGAGCAAATGTGTTTTAAGGACTATCCGTTTCCCAATTATGTGGCGCGGGAGTTCATCTGCGACCACTTTGAAGGTGGAAAGCCGTGAGCCTAGTCTGGGAAAAGCATGAGGTGTTAAAGCCGCCTACGGACGCGGAGTTGGCCTCCATGTCCCCAGAGGAGGTCCTGAAGCTCCATGAGCTATTCCATTCGGCAATTGCGAATAGCAGACGAGACCCCTATCGGTATGGGTGGAAACTCCCCCATTGGAGGGATGCGGAGGAGTTGTTGGAAACCCACTCGGAACTTTTGGTTAGTGGTGGCAACAGGTCCGGGAAGACAAGCTGGGCGGCTCATGCCGTGGTAAAGGCAGCGGTGGAGAACCCACAGTCCACCATCATGTGCTTTGCTCAGAACGCCGATGTTTCCATCCGCCAGCAGCAGAGTGCCGTATACGATGCGTTGCCAGAGGAGTACAAGGTGAAGGTGTTGGGAACTGAAGAGAACGTGTCCTATACGCGAAAGAACGGCTTCAGTAAGTCTAGTCTCATCCTGCCTAACAGCAAAAGCTCCATCATCTTTAAGACTTATGCACAATTCCTTAACAACGACACCATCCTTGAAGGTGCTGAGTTGGGTTGCCGCGACCCTAAGTGGATTAACATTGGTGCTTGGTGCGACGAGTATCTGGTGGGACCGGAACTACTGGCTACTCTTCGCTTCCGTCTTGCCACTCGCAACAGCAAACTTGTTGTTACATTTACACCTGTTGATGGATATACGGAAGTTGTCCGAGATTATGTCCAAGGAGCAGAAACCTTACGTTCAAAGCAAGCCGAGTTATTGGGCGGAAGATCAGTACCTTATCTTCAAAAGTCGAAAAACAGGGACTCAGGAATCATCTACTTCCACAGTAGGGACAACCCCTTCGGTGGTTACGAGCGTATTTCCAAAGACCTAGCTGGCAGACCTGAGCCAGAGATTCTTACCCGTGCTTATGGCATAGCCACCAAGTCTGTTAGTACAAAGTTCCCAAACTTCTCTCGGGAGATCAATGTTATCCCACATGAGAAAATGGACTTAAGGGGAAAAACCAAGTACATGATCTTGGACCCTGCTGGTCGAAAGAACTGGTTCATGGCATGGGTGGCTATTGATGAGTCCGAGACTTGGTATGTCTATCGCGAATGGCCCGACATTAACGTGGGAGATTGGGCCAGATGGCACGGAGGCAAGTGGTCTGGAGGAGAAGGATCAAAGGGATTGGGGTATGGGATAAAGGACTATGTTGAGTTAATTACCAGCATGGAGTCCGAAACCAAAGACACCATCTTTGAACGCCTTATTGATCCTCGCCTAGGCGCTGCTAAGTATCAGACTCAGGACGGAGCTTCGTCCATTATTGAAGACCTAGCTGATAATGGTCTCACCTTCATTCCGGCACCGGGAATTGATATTGAGGATGGGTTGCAAGCCTTGCAGAGCAAGATGTCCTATAACAGGAAGTTTCCAATTGACTCCGTAAACAGACCTCACTTTTACATATCGGAAAGATGTCAGAACATCATCTCAGCCCTACAGGAGTACACGGCGGAAGGCGGGCAGGATGAAGCGTGGAAAGACCCGATAGACGTTATTCGTTATTTAGCTGTTAGTCCCGCTTGCTACATAAGCGAGGACACAATGAAAACAACCAAAACTAATAGAGGTGGCTATTGAAAAAGGCTAAGAAGATTGAAAAGGTGGAACCTACTTCTCCCGTTCAGGATAAGGTTATTCGTGTAAAGGTTTTGCAACAGGCTAAGAATCCCCAGTGGATTTATTGCAAAGGCATTGGCGTGGACATGGGGAAGATTCCTGTTGTTATTCCTCGTCGCCTAACTAACAAGCTTATTGGCAAAGAAGTTCTTGTGGAAGGCATTACGGATAACGTAGGCACCACATATCGGTATGTCCAAGATCAACCCCATTGATGAAACCACCAACAATCGGTGGCTTATCCAGCACTCCGATAGGTTGATTAGGTATGAGTATGAGCAGAGATTGAAGGGTAAAATTACGGAAGAAATGTTCCCTGATGAGCTTGCGGATCGAATTGGCCGCACGCAGGAGTACGTTTGTGGTATTATTAAGAACGCAATCTCCCGCGCCAAATCATGCTCCAAACCAAGCAACAGCAAGCCCTAACTTTCGTTGATGATGACGGTCCTGATGTTGTTGCGCTTGTTGGCGCATACAATCGGACGCTAACAGAACTATCCACCTACTTCGACCAGTGCGTAAGTAGTTCGGATGGTCGGCGTTGTTATTGGCCGGGAAAGTCTTCTGATCTTCGTAAGCATGGTGCGGATGCTTTCCCATGGGATGGGGCCTCAGATACGGAGGCTCGTTTGATTGATGAGCGTATTAGTAATTACGTTTCCATCTTTATGGCGGCTCTGGAGCGCGCCAACATCCGTGCCTATCCAGTGGAAATGTCGGACTCTGGACGGGCTAGGGTGGTCAGTGCATTCATCAAGTGGATGCGCTCCTCCTACATCCAGCGTTTCCGTCAGGAGATGGAGCTTGCGGCTAATTACTTCCTTGAGCGTGGGTTGATGATTACCTATGTTGGATGGGAGCGGATGGAGAAGAAGTATCTCCAGAAGATTGATTTGCAGCAGATTGCTGCCAATTCCCCTGAACTAGCGAAGCTCATCATTGAGGGCCAAAACGATGATGACATCGTTAAGATGTTGAAGGCGGTTTATCCCGATCTTATCGACAAGAAGGCTAAGAAGGCTCTGAAGGATTTGCGAGATAAAGGCGTGGGGGAAATCCCCGTAAGCCGTCTTTCCGTTGATCGGCCTTTTGTGCAGACCTGCGCTCCTGACGGGGATGTGTTTTTCCCTTCCTATTGCATTGATCCGCAGCGTGCGCCTTTTGTTTTCTACCGCACGTTCCTTTCTGTGCAGGAAGTGTTGTCCCGCGCCGCTTCAGATGGATGGGATATGGAATGGTGCGAGTATGTGGTGAAGCATTGCCGTGGAGTGAACACATACAATTTGGAGAATGTTTACGGCACCCGTGGCAACTCTTATGCCCGCTACCGTCAACAGTATGACGCTACTGAGCTTGTAGAAGTCATTTATGGATTCAATCGTTTGATTGACCCAGAGGATGGCTCTGAAGGTATTTACGTCACCGTCTTCAACCCTAATTTCACTGGTCAAGGAGATATTAAGCCATACGCCAAGTATGAGCTTTTGAATGGGTATAACGACTATCCTTTCATTGTTACCCGTCTGTCCGAGGATAGCAAGCGGATGTACGAAGTACAAACCTTTACGGATATTCTGAAGGGTCCGCAGGATCAGGTGAAAGCGGAACGTGATAGCCGCATTGATCGTAATAGCTTGGCCACCCTTCCCCCGATTATGCACCAGCCGGGGAATCCTCCTACGGACTGGGGACCGGGACGCTTTATTCCTGTGCGTCGGGCGGGTGAGATTGCCTTTGGGCCTACCCCTCCCTACAATCCGGGATCGGTAGAGATGGAGAAGACAATGATTGAGGCGGCTGATAACATTGTCGGCCTAAACTCAAACAATCCTGTTAGTCAGATTCGCCAGCAGTTTCTAGTTAATAAGTTTCTGCATCACGCTCAGGAGGTTCTGAAGGCTTGCTTTAAGTCCTATCAGAGGTTTGGTCCTGAGCAGATGTTCTTCCGCGTCACCGGGGTGGCTGATCCGATGCGATTTGATAAGGGTAATCCCGACGAGGACTTTGACATTAAGATTAGCTTTGATGTATTAAACAACGATCCTGAGACGGTTGAGAACCGCCTTGGTCAGTTTGTAAGTCTATTGCAATTGGACCGTAATGGTCGTATCAATGTGGATGCACTGCTTGAAATGAGTGCCACTCAGATTGATCCCATCATGGCTGATGCCTTCCTGCAACCGGCTGAACAGGCCCAACAGCAGGTGGTCAAGATGGTCACCGAGGACTTGTCTAAGATTTACGCAGGTATTGAGGTGGGTGCTCGTCCCAATGGGGCTCAGATTGCTTTGGAGGTTATTCGCCAATACGTCAGCCAGCCTGATGTTATGGGCCGACTCCAGCAAGATGAGGCTTTCCGTACTCGTCTGGACAAGTACACGGCCCAATATCAATTTGCCTTGACCCAGCAGCAGAACGCTGAGATTGGTCGTTTGGGTACGGCCCCCGCCCAGATGGGTGGAGTGGAAACCCAAACTATCAATCAATGAACTTATTCGGAAATAAGAAACATCCTTTAGAAGAACAGATTAAGTTTCTGGCTGAACGGGAACAGTTTCTTGATTTTCTTGATTGGGTACAGGCTGGTAGGGAGTTAGCCCTATCCAGCCTTCAGCGTGCGCCTGAAGGACGAATCCGCGAGATTAGCGGAAAGATACAGGTGTACGATGAGATTCTTACGTTGTGTAATTACCAAGACCTCCTTATTATGAGAGGTATGCGTAAGATGCAGGGCTTACCTGTTTAAGGTAGTAACTTAGGGTGCTATACTACGGGCCTCGCAATGCCCGTGGCGTAAAGACGGCATCCATAATGTCAAACGAAGTCCAATCGGCTAACGCAGGAGCCGACCAAAAACCTGTGGTTAAGAACATATCAAATAGCGAGCTAATCGCTATGCGGTATAAGGCTATGACGGAGGCTATGAAGGCGCCAAATTCGCCTGAGCAGCCAAAGGAAGAGCCTAAAGAGGTAGTTCCCAACGAGCCAGAAGAACCCAAGGAGGAGGTGAAGCAAGAAGAGCCTTCACCTAGTCCCGAGGAACCAAAGCTTGAAGAGGAACAAAAGGTTCTTTCAAAGGATTACGATTTGGAATCCATGAGTGAAGCGGAGCTTAAGGAGTTATCCCAGAAGCTCGGCAGCAAGGCGGTGGCCCGATTTGGGGAACTCACTGCTAAACGTAAGGCTGCTGAGGAACAACTGGAAACTCTGAAAGCAGAGATTGCCAAGCGTGAGGAATCCTCATTTGAGGCGAAGGTTAGCAATAACCCGTACGCCAA